CCGGGCATGCCTGGCCCCTGATCCCAGACGTACCACGCGAAGCGCCGCCACCCTTGCTGACGCATCCAGGACAGCCAGCCGTCCCAATAGGGGATGACTTCGTTGTCGCGGTGGATCAGCCCAAGGTTGACTAGTACCTGACCGTCATCGGCCATCGGCACGTTGCCAAACACGCCACGCATCAGTGCATCCCAATCGCCAATGCCGCCGGAGGTGTAGTCGCGCTGATTGCCATACGGCGGTGAGGTGAAGCACAGACGCGCGGTGTCACCCAGCATCAGAGTAGCGACCACCGTCCGGTCGGTGGCGTCACCGCAAATCAATCGGTGCGACCCGATGGCCCAGACATCACCCACGCGCGACACCGGCACCACCGGTGCATCAGGCACATCGTCTGCCGTATCGGGGTCGTCGGCTTCTGCTTCGTCCTGCGCCGCAGGTTCTTCGTCAGAGGGCGCGGCATCTGCCAGCAGTGCCTCGATCTCGATGTTCTCGAAGCCGGTCAGCGCCAGCTCGTAACCCGCTTCCGAGAGTTCCGCCAATTCCAGTGTCAGCATCTCTTCGTCCCACCCTGCGTCAAGCGCCAGCCGGTTGTCGGCAATGACGAGGGCGCGCTTTTGTGCCGTGCTGAGGTGGGCCAATTCGATCACCGGCACCTGATCCAGTCCCAGCTTGCGCGCGGCCGCCAGACGACCGTGGCCCGCGATGATGCCGTTGTCACCATCGACCAGAACCGGATTCGTCCAGCCGTACTCGACGATGCTGGCGGCGATCTTGGCAACCTGCGCTTCGGAATGCGTGCGCGGATTGCGGGTGTAGGGAATCAGCGCCTCGACCTTGCGGTACTCGACGTTGAGCGTGTTCAAAGTTGGTGTCCTGAAAATAGAAAACCCGCCGACGAAGCCGTGGGCGGGTTTGTGGGTTGGTGCGAACTGGCGGGGGTGCGAACTGCGAACCGTGCGAACCTTGGTTCGCACCCTGACGCTAAAAAAGCGTCGCGCTGTCGCCCCCCGCATTGGCTTTTGGCCTGGAAGGACCCGTTGATTTTCGGGTGGCTTCCTCTGCCGTCACCTCTGTCCAGAAGATAGCTGAAATACTACCCCCGACCGGCCCGTTTTGTTGCAGGGCTGCAGGGCCTCGAAACGGACAAACAAGGCAAGGCGAGGACAAACACGGCAAGCATTACCCTAAATTGCTCACGTTTTTGGAACATCCCTCGTCAAGTCTCGCTGCGCGGAGCGTATTCACTGTGCGCGCACCGTGACATCGACGTGCGCTGCATTGAGGTGGTCGGCGACCGTCTGCAATGCCCGCTGCCAATGCCGCCATGCCGTCGTGCGGTCGCAGGCGAAGCGGATCGTGATGTCCCGCCACCCGTAGCGCTTGGCCCGCATCCAGACCAAGTGCCTGTGTTCCTCCTCCAGCCATTGGACCCAGCGCATGACTTCCAGCATCCGTTCGATGGCAGCAGGGTCGGGAGGAAAGCGGTAGATCGTCGGTTCCGCGCCGAGGTTTTCCCAGGACATGCGTTTGATCGCAGGCCAGCAGTTGAAGTAGCCCTGCACCCGCACGGGTGGCAAACGGCGTGCAGTGCTGGCCGCCTCTTCGAAGCGAGCGGCTACGTCCTCGATTGTCCACGCGTTGCGACGGTCAGCCATGGTGTCGTCCTCCCGCACCGTAGAGGCGCTCGCCGATCTGGCGCACCAGTTCGCGCTCCATCCAGTCGAGGCGTTCGTCGTCAGCGGAGACGACCAAGATGCGCTGGTCATGCCAGCCACGTTCCTTGATCGCATTCAGATCCGTGGCTTGAGGTTGCAGACGACCGAGGGGGCAGCGGTATTGGGGTGTCGGAACCTTCACGTCACACCTCCTGCGTCTCGACCGCCCAGTGCAATAGCGCCAGGGCATCGGCTTCGTTGTCGTCGGTCGGGGCATAGCCGCGCGATTGAACGGACGCGATCATTTCGTCCTTGCCCGCGTTTCCCTTGCCGGTCGCGTGCTTCTTGATCGTGCCGACCGGAACGCCTTGGTATGGGATGTTGTGATGCTCACACCACGCAGTCAGGTGCCCCATGAAACCGCCGTAGGCGTGTGCCGCATCAACGCCCGCGTGCCGTCGAACTTCCTCGAAGAACACAGCGTTGATGTGGTTGCTGGCCGAGAGCAGTTCATTGAGCCAGCGCTTGAAGCGAAGGAAGCGCATTCCGCCACCCTCGAATCGTTGCGGTTTGAAGTGCTCGGTGCCACTGGTGATGGTGCCGTCCAGGTGCTGCAGAGCCCACCCGGTGTGTGTGCCCAGATCAAGGGCCAGGATCGTTGTGTTCATCGTCGTGCTCCAGTTCGGGGGCGAGTGACGGATGCGACGGGTTCTTGGGATAACAGCCTTTACGTGCGCGCACGCGTAGCGCGTCAATCAGGAAACCCGTCAAATCCGTCACTCGCCCGGATTGCTCAGTCATCTCGGTAGGGGAAGCCATGGCCACTTTGTGGGTGATAGGGCTTGGGTCTGAGGGCGATGCCTGTGATGCCGCGAGCGCCCCCGGTCAGCCGACATTTCTCGAACTTGCGGGTCGCCATCAGTTCGGAGAAACGCTTGACCGAGCCCACGTACTCGCCTGCGCGTTCGGCCCATTCGCGCCAGTCGGCGAACAGTTCCGAGACGCCTTCGCGGTGGGACTTGGCCAGCAAGCAGCGCTCTTCGATCCACTGCCCGAGCGCGTCCTCGGCCTCGAAATACTCCTCGGTTGCCGACACCACGCTGGCGGGCGGCTTTAGGCCATGACGTTGCCAAAGGCTGCAGCCCTCGACTGCCCACGCCAGAATGCCGTCCCGTTCCTTGAGCAGCTTCTCGGTCAGCCTGCCGTCACGCCGTTCGGGCGGGATCGTCACCGTGAAAGGGATCAGGTGCAGTCGCCGCTTCATCGCTTCGTCCACGTTGCGGATCGAGGGCTTATGGTTGCCCGCGATCACCAACTTGAACTGCGGCACGTACTCGAAGAAGTCCTGGCGCATGAAGCGCGCAGACACCTTGTCGCCACCAGTGATGGCCTTGACCTTGGATTCGTTCCAGCGCCGACCCTGCTCGGTTTCGATGGATGACACGAAGCGTGCGCCACGCAACCCGGCGAGATCGGTCGGGTGCCGGTCGGTGCGCGCCTCCATGAACGTGTCCATCGGTGCGTTGGCCGCGTAGTCGCCCAAGATGGTGGTCAGCACGTTGACGAACACCGACTTGCCGTTCGCGCCAGTGCCGTACAGAAAGAACAGCGCGTGCTCGCTGGTCACGCCCGTCAGGCAGTAGCCGACCATCAGTTGCAGGTAGGCCATCAGCTCGGCGTCACCGCCAGTGACGTCGGCCAGGAATGTGCGCCACGTCGGGCTGTCGCCCTGCGGCGTGGCGGTGGCCACCTTGGTCATCCGGTCGTTGCGCCGGTGTGGGCGCATCCGGCCCGTGCGCAGGTCGACCACGCCGCCCGGGGTGTTGAGTGCCCAGACATCGGCATCCCACTCCTCGGCGGTGGATGCGTGCTTCGGATCGGAGCGCGCGATCTTCTCGACCGAGGAGATCGTGGCCGAGCTGGCCAACTTGCCCTTGAGCCGAGGGCTGTCCACCTGGAGCGAGGCCATCCGGCAGATGCCGCGCGCGAGGTGAGACACGTAAAGCACCTGATCGGGATTCCAGCGCACGCCCGTCCAGACCAGCCACTTGCCCCACAACGCGCAGTAGCGCCAGTCCTCACCGTAGCGGCGCGTGAAGGTCGAGGACAGACCGTCTTCCGTCGTCCAGTCGACACCAGTCAGAAGATCTGGCGGCGGCGTTTCCTCGACCGAGCGCATCACCGGCATCCTTTCGCCGACGGCGAGGAAGCCACCGACGTCGAAGCCCTCGGGGATGGCATCGGCTGCGTCCCAACCATCCGGCTTGTCTTCGGGCGGCACCAGGATGGCGACCGTGGTCGCGCCCGCGTTCAGGATCGCCTGCGATGCGCGGTCGGCGTAATCCCAGCCCGGTGCATCCCGGTCAGGCCAGATCAGCACCGACTTGCCCGCCAGAGGCGACCAGTCGGTCTTGTCGACCGGGGCGTTCGCGCCATGCATCGCCGTGGTTGCCGCCACGCCAATGGCGATCAAGGCCTGCGCGCATTTTTCGCCCTCGACCAACACGACGTGGCCAGCAGCAGCCAAACCCGGCTGGTTGTACAGCGGGCGGGGGTCTGGCGGGGCCATCTTGCGCCGCTTGGCATCCCACGGCCGGAATTCCTTCTTGCGGCCCGGAGGGTCATAGCGGTAGACGACGGCGATCAACTTGCCCGTGGCATCGAAGTAGTCCCACTTGGCAGTGGCCGGGCCGAGATCGTCGACCGGGGCTTCCATCTTGGCTTTGCGCACCGGCACCGACCGCGAACGACCGAGCAGATCGGCAGCCTCGTCGAGCACCCGGGGAAAGTCGGTGTGGATGTTGGCCCCGAGACAGGCCGCGATCAGCGCGAAGATATCGCCGCCGTCGCCCGTGGCGCGATCCGTCCACAGGCCCGCTTTCTCGCCTTCGAGCACGACCTCGAGGCTGTCACCCGGGCTACCGAGAATGTCGCCAATGAGGAACTTGCCCCGGCGCTTCTTGCCTGCCGGAAACATCGTGGTCAGCACCGAGTCCAATCGTGCGATCAGTTCGGCGCGGATCTCGTCGCGCTGAGATTCCCGGTCGTGCTCCGCAGTTTGAGTGGTGTCGTTGAAGTCGATCATTCGGCCCCCTCGACAGGTGCGTCCGCATCCTGAGCATCACGGCCTTTTACGGCAGTGCTGCGCGTGGCCCACGCTGAGAGTTCAGACAAGCGGTAGCGCACCAGACCGCCCATCAAGTAGTGCGGAATCCGGTACTTGCTGCGCATGGCGTGGTCGGCGAACCAGTAGTACGGCAGGCGCAGTGCGGCGGCGGCTTGCTTGGCATCGATCATCGGTTCGATGGCATTCGCCAGAGTGTTGGTATCGGTCATGCTGGTGTCCTCCAGCAGCGGTCTTGCCACGCGCACATCCGGCATTCGAAATGGGTCGGGTCATTGAAGGCGCGCGGCAGGAGTTCTCCTGCCTCGGTCGCCGTGATGACCTTCACCGCCCGATCCGACATGCGCTGGGCCAGCGCTGCGTCAAAGGGCACGGCCTCGGTGTAGATCTCCATCGTGTCGGCGTTGAGCGCCGTGAAGATCGCCGGGTGCTCGTGCAGTTCGAGATAGGCTTGGTAGATCGCCACTTGCGCGGCGTAGACGGGCTTGGCCACGGCGAGATGGTTTTTCTCCAGCTCGCGCCAGGACTTCATACCCAGACACTTGTTCTCCCAGAGCGCCGGATAGGCGAAGCCCTCCGGGCCATCGACGATGACGCCGTCGATGTGGCCCTGTAGGCGACCGTTGGCCACCGAGAAACCGAACTGCTCGCCGTCGGCCTTGCGGGTGCGCAGGTCGAAGCCCGCGTCACGCAGCCACGCGACCATGCAGTCCTCCATGACATGGCCGCGCTCGAAGATGCGCAGCATCCGACCCGGGGTATCACGCCCGTGGTCGATGGGTGCCTTGGCGTACTCGAACTGCAGCGCGCGTTCACAGGCCACGCCGAGACGTGAGGCCCCGAGGTACTGGCGTTCTGACTGGCGGGCGCGAGCCTGCTGCAGGCCCGTGTCCACCAGGGTGGTGACCTGACCCGAGATGCTCGATGAGGAGTTGAAGTCGATCATGGCTTCTTCCCCTTCGGCTCTTCCCAGGGCAGGTCGTCCTCCAGATCGGCGAACGGGTTGGCCAGCGGATCGGCCGTGGGCGTCATGCCACGCACCGGCGGGTACTTGCTCGTCTCGTGGTGCTCGACCATTGCCTCGGTGTAGCCAGTGACGATGGCGTCGATCACCTGCAGCGCCTCGGCTTCGGAGTAGTCACCCAGCGGTTTGGTGAAGCCGATCTCGCCCGCTGCCTCGCCGAAGGCTTTGAGGCATTTCTTCATCGCAGCCAGTTCGACATCAGACGGATCGATCATGGCGACCTCCTTGACGTCGGCGCGACCTTCCTTGACCCGCAGCCAGTTGCCGTACAGCGCGTGAAACGCGTTCTGGCAACGCTGCGAGCAGAACACCCAGTCGATGGGATAGCGCCGGGGATTGCCGACACCGTGACGGTTGTCGGTGTGGCCGAATCCCCGGGCCTGTCGTTTGCAGACCCAGCATTTCATTCGCCCCCCTTACTGAGCCCATGACGGTTTGCCCGTCACGGGTGCGCGTTGAGGGGTGGATGCCTGATACGCAGGGGCTGCCTGCGCTGGCGCGCCGGAGGTGCCACCGCCAGAGCTGCTCTTAGTGGGCACACCCATCAACTTGGCGTAGTCGGGGTGATCGGGTTCGACCGCCAGCTTGACCACGTTGCGGTCTTGGCCCTTGGTGTCCTTCTCGATGTCCACGCGGGCCAGGAACTCCAGACCGTCCAGTTCGTGAAAGCCTTGGATGCGGCGGGCGGCAGCAGCCTGCGGGCTGTTGTCCTGCGGGTTGACGTTGCGAGCACTGTTGAGCGCGGCGCGAAGGAAGCTGCGCCCCATCTGCCCCCAGGTCGGCCCCTTTGGGGAGTGCAGGCCGATGTTGCTCCACATCTTGCGTTTGGCATGATCGCCAGCGGTGACCACAAATTCGGCGGCGAGGTAGATGGAGCCAGTGTCGAAGGATTCGGTGGCGTAACCGCCGCCCCAGCCCTGCGACGGATCGTCATAACCGCCGGGCTTGAGGGTCATGCGCACCGGGACGGCGGTGCCCTTGGGGATCAGCTCGAAGCCGGACTGCTGTGATTCGGCGTCATTGAAGTCATTCCAGTTGTTGGTGGTCATGGCGATTACTCCTGAGATTCGATGTGTGCGGGGGCGGCGCTGGCGGGCGTGGTGGATGTACCCGCGCACTTGGCGATCAGCGCGCCGAGATGCGGCGGCTCCAGCAGGTCGAGACGACCGCTGCGGTCTTTGGCCGGGAAGCCGTGGGGATTGACGGTGTGGGTGACAAAGGCGCGGTAGGAACTGCCGTCGTCCGCCTTGATCTCGGCCAGCGTCACGACCTCGTCGACGATGCCGGGCAGCTCCAGACTGGTCTTGCTGCCTTCGATCTGTGGAACGAATACCTTGCGGTTGTAGTCATCGAGCCGCTCGTCGAGGATGGCGACGAACACCACGTTCTTGCCCCGGGCATGCTGCAAGTGGGTCAGTGCGCCGATCATTTCCTGGCCGAGCAGGCCATAGGCGGCGCGCAGATCTGGTTTGCCGGAGCGGTCGCTGGTGGCACCGGGTTGCGTTTTGCACCACGCGAAGCACTGTCGGGACAGCTGCGTGATCGAGTCGAGAAAGAAGGTCTGATAGCGGTCGAGCTGCGTCGGGTCGCCGAACTTCTCGATGACGTGGTCGTAGTGCGCCTGCGAGAACGCGCTCTCCGGCGGCAGCGACTTGTCCGGGCCCGCGAGGAACACGAAGAAGTCGCGGCTCTCTGGCCACGATGCCGGACGGATGGTGTCGCCCGGCCAGTCGGCCACGGCGAGATCGCCCGCCTCGATGTCGAGGAACAGCGTGGTGGCTGGATCGAGATCCTTGAGACGGGTGGTCTTGCCGATGCCGGATTTGCCCAGCATCAGCAGCTTCACACCCTTGCGTTCAGCAAGGCGCTGTTGAGCAGAGATGATTGGAAGCGACATCACGCCACCTCCTTCAGCTGCTCGGCGACCGCAGGATTCCAGAGGATCTGGTAGCCGCTATGGCCGTTGCGCGAGTACGGCATGGCCTCGGCCCACGCTTCACCGGCCTCGGTCAGCTCCCATTCATCGCGGTCGTTGCGGAACTGCAGGCCAGCCGCTGCCAGCATCTGGTTCGTGGCCTTGGCCGAACGGTTCAGCAGCTTGCCGAGTTGGGTGGCGTTGAGCGCGCAGATCGGCTCATTGGCCGACGGCAGCGCGCGGCGCAACACCTCGGTGGTGATGCCGGTGTTCTCCTGGATGCAGGTCAGGGTTGCCGCTGCCGCGATGCCCGGCTTCACACCCGGCACCTTCGCCACGGCCTCGCCGATCAGCAGAATCGCGGATACGCGGTCGTGGGTCGGTGCAGGTAATGCCGCCAGGGCACCAGGAATGGCGTAGCTGCCGGTCTTGCGGATCGCGGGCAGTACCTCGCTGGTGACCCAACGCTTGAAGCGCTTGGCTGCATCCTTGGTACTGCCGAGGATCAGGGCGTAGAGGCCCGACTCGTTGACATGGTTGGCGCGCTGCGTGCGTCCGAGGTTGTCGATGACCTCCAATTTCTGGAGGTCATCACCATCGACGTGGGATTTGATCGCCTGAGACGGATTGCTCATCTCCAAGGCATCGCAGACATCGCTGGCGTTGAACCACGGCAGGCCAGCACCATCGACTTGGACGCGCACGGCGTGCGCTTCAAACTGGAAAGGAATGATTGCAATCATGGTCGTTACTCCGAATCAAGGGAAAGGGTGAAAGACGGCTTGCCGGAATCCACGGTGCGGGCGGCGGCGAACTGCTGTTGCAGCGCCGGGGGCCAGTTCGTGTAGCGGGACTCGGAGACGGACAACTTGATGTCGAGGTAGCCCTCGACCTTCTCGCCCGAAGCCACGATGCGCTCGGCGATTTCGGCCAGTTGCTGCTGGTTCCAGCTGACTTTCTTGGGCAGCTCGAACTTGAGATGCAGCGGGCCATCGCTGATGTGGGCGGTGCCAAAATCGCGGCCGGATTCACGCAGCGCGGCGCGGGCCTGCTCGCCGTAGCACTGATCCAGCGCCGCATCGAACTTGGTGCGGGCCTTCTTGAGCCAGTCGACGGCCGCGTCGAGGTTCTTGTCGATCTCGCGCTTCTGCTCAGGTGGCAGAGCGGCCAGTTGGCTGACGGACATCTCGGCGATGTCGGCGGGGAAGATGGTCAGATCGCTCATGGCCTTCCTCCTCACTGGTACGCACGAGTGAAGCTGGAGTAACGCGAGACGCGCCGCTCGAAGGCTTCGATTTCGTGCAGGAGGTAGGTGACGCGGCGGCCGAGCTTGCAGTAGATCGGCCCGAGCTGTTCCTGACGCCAGCGGCGCAGGGTCTTGACGGAGAGCCCCCAGCGGATGGCGAGCTCGTTTTCGTCGAGGGCGATGCACACGGCACCACCGGGGTTGGGCCGGAATGAATCCCGGCCGGTTTGGGTTGCTGGAACTTGAGTTTGCATTTCGATGTGCCTCCTAGATGAAATGGGCACATCGAAGTCTCCGCACGGGTTTATGGCCCGTGTCTGGTTCGATTTATGGGCGGATTTATGGGTTGCGTCGTATCCGGTATTTGCCGCGCTTGACTAGGTCGATGACGTCCTCGCGCTCGGTCTTGCCACCGAAGGCATCGTCGAAGGACTGGTAGCCGGTGTTGGCAATCCTGTTGACCTCGGCCCAGGACACCGCAGGTGCGGCCTTTCCGTCGGCACTCCACATCTCCTTGATGATCTTGGCCCGCTCCGCAGACAGCTCGCGCGATTCGGGGAAGTGCGGCAACTTCAGTCGATTGCCCTGGAAGAACTCCACTGGCTCTGGCGCACCACTGGGTGTCACATAGCCATGCAGCACCCTGTCGAACGCATTCGCGTCGAAAACGTCCTGCCCGTCGTCCACGCGAACGAATTCGTCGAGCGCCCGGATCACATGGTCACGCGGCAACACGGAATGCGTTTGGCATGCCTGCAAAACCACGCCACTGCGTGACCACACCGAGTCGGCCAGAACGGAAGATGTATCGTCGGCTGGTGCACGTGCCCACGCTCGCCCGACAAACACCGGGGCAAAATCATGTGTCCCGGCGACGCGCAAGTCGCCAAGATGCCAGAGATGATTCGGCGTGCGACACGGACGACTGGCGCGCCGCCGATCCTCGATGCCGATCAGTAATGCCAGATCGGCCAGCCATGGTTCGATCTGGATGCCGCACAGCGCGATCTCGCTCAGCGGCTGTACGACAGTGCGACCGTTCATCGGGCTGCGATAGCGATAGCTGCCTGCATCCGGATCAGCCTCGATTTCGACTTCACATTCGGAGTCGAGGAACGGAGCCATCACATGCGTGAGGTGGCCCTCGTCGGTGACCCAGCCCCGCTGCATAAACTGAGGCCAGTCAGGCCCGAGTGATGTGGCCAGCACCGGTGTATCCAGGCTCCGCATCCTGTCGATGGCTGTGAAGAAGCGCAGGTGGAGTGACATCGTCGGCGTCCCCCTCAGAATTCGCTCAGTACGCCGATGCGGATCAACTGCTCCAGCACGCGTTTGCGGTCGTCCTCGGTTTTGCTCTTGTCATTCAGCCCGTTGGGGGCGGTGATCTGGACGGCGACGTTGTGTGCCTTGCGGTGGGGCTGCTTGGCCATGCGCATCACCAGCTTCACCTGCACCAGCGCGTACTGGCTCAGATCCTCGGCGTTGTAATCCTCGTAGGCGACTTGATAGATGTTGCGACCGTCGCGCCGGTCGCGGGAGATCTCCATCTTGCTCGCCAGTTGCCGGGCGACGGCTTTCCCTCCCAGCTCCATCGACTGTTCAAAGGGCTTGGCCACCTTGATCTGCAAGATTTCGACGCGTTCGATGTCTGCGATGCGATCCTGTTCCAGCCGTTTGAGCATGGCCGAGGTTGAGAACCCGAGCAGGTCGAACTGGCGCATTGGCATGTCATCAATCGCGCCTTCGTGCGCCAGCACCACATCACGGAAGATGGTGGCGAGTTCGCGCCGCGCTTCACGGTTTTCGCAGAACACGGTCAGCGCCCCGGTGGCCGGTTCCCAGGAAAAGCGCGCCGACATGGCCGCAGGTTCCTCGTGATCGATCACATGGCCATCCTCGACCTGCTGGTAATGTGCAGTGGAGCCATTGAAGGTGGCGCACACAGTGTGCAGAAGGTTCGGGGATTCGCCCTCTGCATCGTCATCATCGTCATGCTGTGCATGTGACAGACCATGCCGCACAAACTGCTCGATCAGGATTTGATCCTGCGGCACATGCGGGAACAGCTCGGCAATCCGTGTGCGCAGCGTTTCCTGGACGTCGTCGACTTGCTGCGGCTCCACGCCCTTGGGGCCAAGGTAGTGGCTGGAGAAATGGTCGCTTTTCCACTGGCGGTGCATCACCTGTTCATGCTCGGCCTGATCGAACCGAGTTTCGCGACGAGGCCCGGCCTCGGGGAACTCCTGCAGGATGCACAGGTGCAGTGCGCGGCTGTGACGGTCGCTGGGCGCTTCAAGCACGGCAGCATCGTCCTCGCGTCGTTCGTCGAGCACCGACTGAACTGCCTGCGCGCCGTAGTCATCGCCAAGCAGGAGCACCCGCTCGACGACATCTTCGAGGCGCTGGCGAATGGCAGCGTCCAGCTTGGCCACGCAATGAAAAAACGCATGCCGGGATTCGACCGGCAATTTGCCCTTGGCGGCTTCGGCCAACGCATGCAGTTCCGGCAACGGTTCACCGCTGGCACGTTCGAGCAGGCGCACCACCAGCGTCGGACGCTTTACCTTTCGCAGCAGATCGATGAAATGCTCCATTCCGGGCAGGATGGCGGGGCCGTCATCCGACCGCTGCTCGCGCACGCGTTTCGAGGATAGTTGCTGATTGACCACTTTCTCCTGCTGAGCGGTGGTGGTGTGACCGGTAGGCATAGGCAAGCTCCTTCAACAAAGTGCGCGATTGCGCGAGCAGTTAACTGCGAGGCTCAAAAAATGCCGACGCAAGGTCGGCGTGGAGGGATAGGGGAATGATCAGCGCAAGATGGCCTCCGGTCGGATCAATCCGTAGCGCTGCAGGCGCACCTGCACAAAACGTGGGTTGACGCCAAAGCGCATGGCGAGGGCTTTCTCCAAGAATTCCATATCGACCGCGTCGGTGGCGGTGAGATGCAGGCTGATGCCGGGGATCTCAGGATCAAGCGAAGGGCCACGGTGGATGCTGACGTTGTATTCCGGGGCGAGCTCCTCTGCGGCGGCACTCAAAAGCTGGCGTGGCACCAGCAGCGAACCCATGAATTCATTGGCGCGCAGTTCTGCGAAATGAACGTCCGAGGCCAGGGCGGCCTTGCCGGTGGTCGGTGATTTCGCCAAATGTTCGCTGTCGGGCGTCGTGGTGCGGTAGGCGCGCTGCCCACATGGTTCAAAGGTGTCGAACAGCCCCGGCCCTTTGCTGCCATCCATGATCCAGCCCGGCGCATCGAACACTGCATGCCCCAATTCGTGGGCCAGCGTGCTGAGTGCCAACAGTCCGCTGAGTTTTTCGCCGATGGGTGAGACGCATACCATTGCGGTGTCCGGGACACCGGGGTCGAACTCGCAAATACCGAAGACGTGGTTGCCTTGCTCGTCATGCACCTCACTCTCGGTGCTGACCTCGAGCGCGAAGTCGATGCCGTTGATCTTCAGGCGGTCGATCTGGCGCAGTGTGCCGAAGGCAATGGCATCCACACCGCCCGCCACCAGTTGTTGGCGAGCCTGCGCGGCAAGGCCTTCGATTTCAACGTGCTTGATGAATTTGGGGCGCTTGCGGTCGCAATGCCGGTAGTCGAGGGTCAAAACCGGCATTCACTTCTTCTCCGTTGCTTCCCGGCGGTACATCCGCACAACGTTACCCACATCCTCGCGCATGTCGGGCGGCAGACGGCTGGCCTCAACGAAGGCGTCGTCCGGATCGATACCCAGAATCTCGGCTGCCTTGCGGATCAGTTCATCCTTGGGCGGTTTTTCCATATCGCGCTCAATGCGTGACCAGTAGGCAGGCGAAATCTCGAGCTGACGCGCGAACTCGTTCATCTGGATGTTCTTCTCTTCGCGCTGCTTGCGAATGAAGGCTCCGAAAGGCATTGGTGTTTCCTAATTGCGTGATTGGTTAATGAGGTGATCGTACTGCTCCATCGCAAGACCGTCAACTGTTTAGTTAACGCGAAACTGGCTCGATTGCCCGGAATTGCCATCCGCTTCGGAAGATCAGGCTCACTATCCATGACGGTTGCAACTCCTCGGAGCCGTCATGAAGAACCTCGAACTCGCATCTCCCTCGGAGATGTCCGCCAGTGCCCGCGCTGGTGAAATCACTGCCATCCTTGCGGCCGCCATCGTCCGCACCGCTGTCGCAGAGGCGCCAAAACAGAGAGAAGTTGGCCTTGGCTTCCTGCCCGACCAGCGCGTTCATACAACCCCCTATCAACAGGAGAAATTGTGATGAACGAGAAACAAGCATCCGTCGCTGCGCGGATCGCGGAGCTGTCCAGCCTGCCCATCGCCGAGCTGTGGCCGGTGTGGGATCGGTATTTCAGCAGCCGCCCCATCAACCCCAACCGTGCCTTCATCGAGTCGCGCATCGCCTACAAGATGCAGGAGGAGGCCTTCGGTGGTCTGTCGAACAACACCCGCCAGCGCTTGGAAGCCATTGGTGCCAAGCATTCCAAGATCAAGCTGCGGGCGCGGCCACGCGACATCAACTTCGCGCCCGGCACTGTCTTGCTGCGCGAATGGGGCGAGCGTGAGCACAAGGTGGTGGTCACCGCCGATGGCCTGTTCGAGTACGAGGGCAGCACCTTCAAGAGTCTGACCGCCGTGGCCCGGCAGATCACCGGCACGCACTGGTCGGGGCCGCTGTTCTTCGGCCTGAACGGCAAGGCAGGTGCGCAATGAGCGACGCCAGCCAGATTGCCTCTCCCAAAGCGCGCAAACGCTGCGCCGTCTACTGCCGGGTGTCGTCGGATGAGCGCCTCGATCAGGAATTCAACTCCATCGATGCGCAGAAGGAGGCAGGCCACGCCTACGTCGCCAGCCAGCGCGCCGAGGGCTGGATTCCGGTGGCCGACGACTACGACGACCCCGGCTTCTCCGGCGGCAACACGGATCGGCCCGGGCTGAAACGCCTGATGGCGGACATCGAGCGTGGCCAGATCGATATCGTGGTGGTCTACAAGATCGACCGCCTGACGCGCAGCTTGGCCGACTTCTCCAAGATGGTCGAGGTGTTCGAACGCCACGGCGTGTCGTTCGTGTCGGTCACACAGCAGTTCAACACCACCACCTCGATGGGACGGCTGATGCTGAACGTGCTGCTGTCTTTCGCGCAGTTCGAGCGCGAGGTCACCGGCGAGCGCATCCGCGACAAGATTGCGGCGGCCAAACGTAAAGGCATGTGGATGGGCGGTGTGCCCACCTTGGGATACGACGTCGAGAACCGCCTGCTGGTCATCAATGAAACCGAGGCAGCGGTGGTGCGGCGTATTTTCGAGGAAATGCTCACCATAGGCTCACCGACAAAGATCGCCGCCAACCTGACCGCCGAGGGCATCACCACCAAGGCGTGGACAACGCAGGATGGCCAGATTCGCAAGGGCGCTCAGATCGATAAAAAATATCTGCACAAAATCCTGCGCAACCGCATCTTCCTCGGCGAAATATCCCACAAGGGTAAATGGTTCCCCGGCGTCCATGCCGCCATCATCGACCCCGGCCTTTGGGGCCGTGTCCACGAGGTGCTGGCCAAGGATTCACATGGGCGCGCGGTGGAAACCAAAATCCGCTCGCGTACCGATGCCTTGTTGCGCGGCCTGCTGTACGCGCCGTCGGGCGAACGGATGTACCCGACCTATTCGCGCAAGAACGGGCGCAAGTATCACTACTACGTGTCCAAATCGGAAAACCGCTTCGGCGCACCGGGCAAGAATTACGAGCGCCTGCCAGCGCCGGAGATTGAGGGCGCAGTGGTGGCCCAGATCCGCACGGTGTTGACCAGCCCGGAGTCGGTCGCATCGGTGGTGCGGCACATTCAGCGCAACGGTGCCCAGATCGACGAGGCCGCCACGGTAATGGCGATGGGGCGGCTCAACAACGTGTGGGATCAGTTGTTCCCAGTCGAGCGCCACCGCATCGCCAACCTGATGATCGAGCGCATCGACCTCGTACACGCGGGCGAGGTGCAGGGGATCAAGGTGAAGTGGCGTGAGGTGGGTTGGAACGCGCTGATCGCGGAGTTCGCCCCGGACAGCATCGGTGCCGAACTGCTGGAGGTCGAAGCCTGATGGACGAGTCGATGGAAACCTTTGTGCCCCTGACGTTTCGCCGCCGGGGCGTCCAACGCGTGGCTGCCGACGAGCGCAGCGTCCACGACGTGACCCTGCTCGACGGTGTGGCACGGGCCTTTTACTGGCAGCACCTGCTGGACACCGGCGCGATGCAGAGCGGGTCGGCCATCGCCCGCGCCGAGAAGCTGCACCACTCGGTGGTCAACGAACTGCTGCGCCTGACCCTGCTGGCCCCCGACATCATTGAGCAGTTCATGGCGGGCAAGCAGCCACGGCGGCTGACGCTGATGTGGTTTCAGCGAAACCGCCTGATGGTCGACTGGCAGGCCCAGCGCCAGCTCATGGCCACCTTCGAGGAGGACGTATGAGCAAGAAGCATCGTGGCCACGCCAAGGGCGACCCAGTGACGTATCAGACGCCGCTGCCTGCTGGCGGCGTGCAGATGGAAACCTTCCTGCCCTGGACACTGGTGCGCCGGGGTTTGAAGAAGCAGGTCATCACGCCGCTGGACGCGCCGCAGGAGTTCCTGGACGAGGCCCTCCGTGAGCGGCAGGTGCGCGAGATGGCGCAGGACACCCCCTTGATGCGGGCGCTCGGCCTCGCGCACCACTGGCAGCGGTTGCTGGACGAGGGGCGGATCACTTCGGCGAGCGACATCGCAGAAGCAGAGGGCATAGACGTGACGCAGGTGCGCCGGGTCATGCGGCTGACCCTGATGGCCCCGGAGATCGTGGAGCGGCTGGTGGTCTCACCAAGCTCTGTTCTGGAGCAGCTGATGCGTCGACCCTGGCCCTGCCTATGGCGAGAGCAACAGGAATTGTTGCGCTCACTCAATCCGCAGAGGTGAGCTGCATCAGTGTGCGTGCCGATGATGGATATCGGGGAAATGTGGGTGCTTGTGCGTCGCAACTGCATGCGCGTGCTGATGTGAATGAGGCTCTTGCCCATCCCACTCGAAATCATGATCGTGCTGGTGATGTTCATCATGCCGGTGTGGATGGCGATGCTCCAGCGGTTCGTGCGTGTGCAGATGCTCATGACGCTCCGTCAGGTGCAACCACACACCCACTCCCATCAGAATGCTCGCCAACCAGAAAGTTGGCGTAACGGGCTCTCGCAGCAATGCCAGTGCAATCAGCGCGCCGATGAAAGGCGCTGTCGAGAAATAGGCCCCGGTTCGCGAGGTACCCAACCCTCGCAAAGCCAACACAAACATCACGAGGCTGATTCCATAACCCAGCAGGCCAAGCAGCATGATCGACCCCACCGTTGCAAGCGGCGGGAAAGCGCTGCCAGAAACTAACGCCAGTGTGCAGTTGACCGTCCCGGCGATGAGTCCTTTGCTTCCCGCAATGAACAGTGCATCGGATGCCGATACTTTACGCGTCAGATTGTTGTCAATCGCCCAGCACAGGCAAGCCAGTGCAATGGCCATCGGGCCGATGCCAGCGGTGGAGACTGTTTCTCCTGTGGGCCAGGACAGAACCACACCTCCGGCCACGATGGCGGCCATGCCCAACACGACACGACGGTCTGCGTTTTCCCGGAACACGACCCAAGCAATCACGGCTGTCAAAACCGCCTCCAGATTGAGCAGAAGAGACGCCGATGCTCCACTGGCATGTGCCAGTCCAAACATCAGGGCAACGGGGCCAAACACCCCGCCAAAGACGATGGCCCCAAGCAGCCAGGGCCATTCCTTTGTCGCCATTCCGGCGCTTTTCCAGCCGCGATCCCGGATCAGCCTCGCAACACCAAGGCCAAGTCCGCTGCCTAGATAGAGCATCCCACCCAGCATCATCGGAGATGCTTCATTGATCAGCAGCTTGGCAAAAGGTGTACTGGCCCCAAACAGCAGGGCTGCCATGATGGCGAAGAAGATGCTCTGGTTCATCAGTGATAGTGTGCCCAATTCCGCTACATTTTTGGCGGCCAGTTGTGGGTTTCACTTTGGCAGTGCCGACACCAAGCATAAAGCGCGTCGTACATGACCATGCCATGTCTGAGCATTTCATGATCGTCAGCGAAGTTCTGCGACAGACCCAGCGATAGCGCGTAGAGTCCGGCTGACTGAGGTGTGAGGTCAAGCTGCGAGGTGTCCGCACCACGCACGATGGCAGCAAGTTGCTTGATTGCCGGATCATCGAGCCCATACTTGTTCAGGAATGCATCGAAGCTGCACAGCTCGCCGACGTGTGACAGCTCCACACCGGGGATGTCATACGGGATCGCTCCCGTTTCCTCGGCAATGCGCAGCACGTCACCAGATGGAACGTAGAGAAACTCCGCATCCCTGTCGATGAAGCGCGCCACCAGCCACGGGCACGCAATGCGGTCGATCTTCGGGCGTTCACGTGTAATCCATTGCATGGTGCCACCTCACAGAATCATGGTTTTCAGGATCAGGCCTGACCGCACAAGCCGCGATCACATGAATCACGTTACGCTTGAATTTGAACAAGGCGACGGCAGCACCGAGTGCAATCACGGCCGACACCCAGTCAAAGCGAGCGCCGAAGCCGTCCGGCCAGAGGACGTGGTAGCCAAAGAACAGGGCCAGATTCAGAATTACACCCACTACGGCGGCGGTGATGGCCGTCAACGGGGCGGTGAATTTGAGATCGTTGTGGGTACTCTCCACCAGAGGCCCTCCGGCCAGAATGAACAGAAAGGACGGCAGGAAGGTAAACCAGGTAACCAGACTGGCGGCGACCGCACCGGCGAGAAACAGCGCATCCGGCCCGAACAAGGCTTTGACGTAGCCCCCCACGAAACCGACGAAGGCCACCACCATGATCAGCGGCCCCGGAGTCGTCTCGCCCAAGGCCAAGCCATCTATCATTTGCGTCGGCGTGAGCCAGCCGTAGTTCCCCACAGCGCCCTGATACACATAAGGCAGCACGGCATACGCGCCGCCAAAGGTCAGCAGGGCCGCCTTGGTGAAGAACCAACCCATCTGGGTCAGCGTATGGTTCCAACCGTAGATTGTTGTCAGCAAGCCCATCGGCACCAACCACAGCAAACCGCCCACCACGACCACCTGCAGCAGGCGCGTCCAACGGAACCGGGCGTGCTCGGGTGTCGGCGTATCGTCGTCGATCAGTGCCGGGCCATAGCTTTTGTCGGACTGGCCATGCCCGCCACCTGCCTTGAATTTGCCGGGGGCCAGCCGTCCACCGATGTAGCCGATCAGCGCGGCGGCGGCGACGATGGCCGGAAAGGGAACGTTGGCCGCAAAGATGGCGATGAACGAGGCCGCAGCGATACCCCATAGCCAGTTATTTTTGAGGGCGCGCGAGCCAATGCGGTGTGCGGCTTGCACCACGATGGCGGTCACTGCGGGCTTGATGCCATAGAACAAGCCTGCGACCAACGGCATCTCACCGAAAGCGATGTACACCCAGGACAGTGCGATCAGAATCAGCAACGAGGGCAGGACGAACAGCGCACCGGCCACGATGCCGCCCCAAGTTCTATGCATCAGCCAGCCGATATAGGTGGCCAGTTGTTGCGCCTCTGGACCGGGGAGCACCATGCAGTAGTTCAGTGCGTGTAGGAAGCGCCGTTCGGAGATCCAGCGCCGGTTTTCGACCAGCTCCTGATGCATGATCGATATCTGCCCGGCAGGGCCGCCAAAGCTGATGAAGCCTAGTTTCAGCCAGAAGGCGAATGCCTGCCAAAAGCCAATGGATGGCGGCGTCGAGGTCGTGAGGGCGTCTGTCTGAGGAGCGGATGGGGTCATGTGTTTGGGGTTCCTTTATCGAAGCTGGCCAGCAAGCCGTCGAATACGCTTGAGGCGGCTATCAGCAATTGATCGTCATCGGTGATGCTCTCGCGCATCCCGGCCAGCACGCTTTCGATGCCCGCTGCCTCGGGCGGCTGGACGCCGCCTACATCGAGGTAGTGCACCAGTAAACCAAGACGAGCCAGGGCGGGCAGCTCCAGTGCGAAACTCGTCGCCAGCACCTCGAAGGTGACGCGGCTGCCGACGTGGCTGAACATGGCCCCGTCGAAGTCGAAGCCGAGCGCATCGGCGGGGCAATCCGCAGGCGTTGCCAACCAGATCACTCGTGCCTGAGGGTCAATAAAGCGGCGAATGAGCCACGCGCTAGCAAGCCGATCCACCCACGGGCGTTGCCGGGTGGCCCAGATGCGCCCTTGAAAGTCCGAAATCTGGCGGCGTGAAATATCGCCTTCCATGACCTGCGGTTCATCGGGCGAGAGCGTGCGTGCGCAGGCCAATTCCAGTTCGCGCAAGGCGCTGTCGGCCTGTCTCTGCGCCTCTCCGGGGAAGAAATCGATTTCCGCGAGATTGGAGAAAGACTTGCGCAGCTTTCTGACTTGTCGCAGCACATCCTGCACGGTATCTGCTGAAAGTACCTGCCTGACTTGGGCGATCTCGCTGAGCAGCGTGGCAAATTCATTGCTGCGGTCAAACATGGCAATGAAACCCGCCTCAATGGGTTCTTCTACGCGAAGGACGTGGGCACTGCCGCCCCCCTCGCGGACATCGGCCGCCAGGCCATCCAACGTGGCGCGGCAATCATCACGCTCGGGCATGAGATACACCCCGTCTCGCAGCACGGCTGCGCCGGACGCCTTGAGTGCGCGCCAGGCGCGTTGGCGCAGTGTCGCGTTCTCGGTTGGCAAAGTGGTAATGAGCGATAGCCACATATTCATGATGATAATTCTACATATATGTAGCTAAATCTACAAACCGTGAGGCTGCGCACAACCGTGAGTGCGCGCCAAGGCTTTCAGTCGCCGCTGCTACAGCAGTTGCAGATCACAACTAACGACCTCTAAAGCCGCGCCAGCAAAGGAAGTGCCCTCGAGAACACTCGCGAGATCAGCAGAGAAAACGGAGAACAGAGAGGCGTCAGAAAGGGGAAAAACTTGGGGAGTGTGGAGATTTCGCTCGCGAGGCCGAGGCCAGAAACCGCGCCAACACTGGCGCTGCGGGCAAAAAAAATCCCAACCGATAAGGGTTGGGATTTTGGTAAATGGTGGAGGCGGGGGGGATCGAACCCCCGTCCGCAAGCCCTAGACAGGCAGATCTACATACTTAGTCCGGTCATTTGGTTTTAGCCTTGACGCGCCGGCCGAACAGGCTCGCTTCAGGCGATTCGC